TAACTGGTTCAGGGATCGGCCCGCGCCAGTTCGGCGTGCTCCAGGACATCCAGATTGACTTCGATTGGACCGACAAGCCATTGTACGGGCAGCTTCAGTTTCCGGTGGCGATCGCCCGCGGCCAGGGTAAGATCACCGGCAAGGCGAAATTTGCCCAGATCCTCGGATTGCTCTATTCCGACATTTTTTTGGGCTGACCCCGGCCACCGGCCAATTTGCTGTCTCTCAGCTCGAGGCCGCCAGCATCCCGGCGGTGACGCCCTACACGGTGACGGTCGCCAACGCATCCAACTACAACGACGACCTTGGCGTCGCCTATGCCGCCAGCGGCAAGCGCTTTAACCGCGTCGCAACCCCTTCTGCGGCCGGTCAATATTCCGTAAACTTCGCTACAGGGATCTATACTTTTTCGTCCGCCGATGCAAGTGTTGCCGTATTGATCTCCTATACTTACAACTTAACGACGTCAGGCAGCAAGCTCACCATCACGAACCAGGTTATGGGGACGACGCCGACGTTTAAGGCGACATTCTACACAAACTATGCGGGGAGCGGGACTGCGTTACGCCTCAGCGCCTGCATGGCCGACAAATTGTCACTGCCGACCAAGGTCGACGACTGGACGATTCACGAGCTTGATTTCTCGGCTTTCGCTGACGCTTCCGGGACCATCGGCTATCTGAGTACGGTGGAGTAATGCTTCCCGGCGTGACGATTGCGATGGGCGGCCGCGATTGGCTGGTTCCACCGCTGACTCTCGGGCAACTCCGCCGGCTGATGCCCAAGCTACAGCAATTGACCGAGATTGGTGCCTCGATGGGCGATACGCAGATCAGCGTGCTCGTCGATATCGTCGCCGCGGCACTGCAACGAAACTACCCTGAAGCTACGGCCGACATGGTCGAGAACCTGCTCGATCTCGGCAATGCCAGCGCAGTGCTGAATGCCGTTCTTACGGGCTCAGGGTTGAAGCTGCGCGATAACCACCTGGGGGAAGCGGCGGCCCCCGGGTCCAGCCCGGGGGCAAGGCCGATAATCGCGGAGCGCCCTGCGGATCCAATCCACGGGACGCAGGCGATTGGGGATATATATACGGACTCCTCGCCACCGCCTGCGGCTACAGCTATTCCGTAATTGACGAGATGACGCTCTTCGATCTGGAAGAGCTCACTGCCTATTGGGCCGAACATCCGCCTCTTCACATCCTAGTCGGGGCGTATCTCGGCGTCGGTAAACATCGGCGCAAAGAGATGCCGTCAGTGCCAGGAAGTCAGCGCCCTGCGGCAGATTCGGATCTGGCGGCGCTGCTCGCCGAACTTGGACCCGGGTTTGGAGCCGGCGACGTCCACGCCGGATTGGCTCCGGTGGTCCTCGATTTTTCCGAGTTACAGCGCCGGGTCAGAACCGGAGATTGAGCAGCAACGACGGCAGCGGCGAGAAATGGGGATCCGCGGATGCTCTTACCATTAAGGGACCAGTATGACGGACATTGAAACCAGCGTCGTCATCAGCGCCCAGACCGACGAACTGCAATCCGGAATGGAGGCAGCGGCGAATTCGGTCCAGGCAGCAACTGATGCGATGCGGGCGCAATTCGCCGGGTTGGGAGTCGCCGCGCAACAGGCGCAGATGCAGATCAGCGCTGCGAGTGCGCAAGTCGGGTCGAGCATCGGTGCGTTGCAGGCGAGGGCCGCGAGCATCGCCGGGTCGGTGGACGGCATTATCCCAAGCCTGGCCGGTAGTGGCCGCGCCGATCGGCAGCTCGCTACGCAAGATGAACGCGATCAGCTCAATCGGCTCAGTGCCGACCAGAAGATCACGGACGAGAAATTCGCCCGCTACAAGGCGGCGATCCAAAATGAGGCGGCTCTCGGCAAGCTTTCCGCGGCGGAGGCTATCCAACAAGAGCAAGACCTCCTCGATCTCAAATGGTCCTATGATCAGGCCTATTACGAGAAGAAGCTGGCGGCAGCCGACAACGACGGCCGCACCCAAGAGAAGCTACTCGAACAACAGGAACTCGCCTACGAGAAATACGTCACCAATGTGCAGGCGCTCGACGCCAAATTGGCGGAGGCCAATAAAAGGACTTGGGACGATCTGGTTGCCCCGGTTGAGCGCGCGATCGACAGGTCAGTCACCGGTATCATCCTGGGTACGACGACCGTGCAAAAGGCACTGGCAAACTTGGCCCAATCGATCATCGCTGAGTTCGTCAACTCGGCCGTCAGAGGCGTGTTCGACCAGATCGGCAACCTTTTGGCCAGTAGCTCGCTCCGGGGCAGCGATCAAGATTTCTCGGGGGGTCTCGCCGGTGCAGGCGAGGAGGTGGCCGGCAGCGGCCTAGCCCAAGGCCTGGGTCTGGGAAGCCTGTTCGGCTCGGGTGGTCTTGTCGGGGGTCTCTTCAAGAGCATCGGTACGCTGTTCGCCTTCGAGCGCGGCGGTATCGTGCCGAGCGCGCAAGGCGGCTGGGCAGTACCAAGCCTCGGGCCGGGCGGCGTGCTCGCCCGACTGCACAGCAATGAGATGGTGCTGCCGGCGAACATCTCTCAGGGGCTACAGAGCATGTTCGTTACACCGGCTGGTGCCGGTGGGGGAAGCGGCGCTGGCCCGAGCCCGTTGGTAGTCAATGTCTCCGCTATCGACAGCCAAGACGTCAAGCGCTTCTTTCAGAGCAACGGCAGCCTGCTGGTCGCCGCCCTCAACAAGGCGATGCGCAACGGCTCGGCACTGCGGACCGCGTGATGCCATTGGTTTTCCCGGCGCTGCCCGGGCTCGCATGGAGCGTCACCAAATCGCCAACCTTCCAGACCCGCATTCAACGCGCGGCGTCGGGACGGGAATTGCGGGCACTCGATTACCCATACCCGTTGTGGCAGTTTACGCTGGTCTTCGATCTGTTGCGAGACAACCCGGCTGCCGGCTACGACGAGCTGCGAACCCTGATGGGGTTCTTCATGCTTTGCCAGGGCGCCTTCGGGACGTTCCTGTTTCGCGACCCGAGCGATGATCGGGTCGCCGGGCAACAGATCGGCGTTGGCAACGCCAGTACCACGGTCTTCCAGCTGCAGCGCGCGATGGGCACGACTCTCCCCGGCGACGGGTTCCAGGAGCCCATCTTAGCACCGAACGTAGTCAGTGCAGTCTACCTCAACGGTATCACACAAAGCCAGGCAAGTTACAGCGTCGATCCGAACACTGGGCTGGTTACATTTGTGACGGCGCCCGCCAGCGGGCTGATTATCTCTGCCGACTTTAGCTATTACTTTCGCTGCCGGTTCGTCGAAGACAGCTACGTGTTTGAAAATTTCATGTTTCAACTGTGGCAACTTAAAAAGCTCACCTTCATCTCGGTGCGGTCGTGAAGCCGGCGTCAGCGGCCCTGATTGCGCTGCTCAACAGCAACGATCAGTTTATCATGGCCGATCTTTACACCTTCACTTTGGTCGGCGGATCCATTCTGCGGTACTCGGCAGCGCCAACCGCGCTCACCGCCAATGGCCAGACTTTTGCGCTGGGCCCCAAATTCGAGCGCTCAAAGACCAAGGTCGTCATCGGTGTCCAAGTCGACGAGCTCGGGGTCAAGGTCTATCCCGAGCCAACCGATTTGATCGGCGATTTGCCGTTCTTGGAAGCGGCCTGGCGAGGTCAGCTCGACGGCGCACTGCTGCAGCTCGAACGGGCCTTTATGCCGGCCTATGGTGACACTAGTCCGGGAACCGTGGTTTTGTTCGCCGGCCGGATCTCGGACGTCGATTGCAGCCGTACCGGTATCGACATGAAATGCCGCTCGCATCTCGAACTGCTCAATATCCAGATGCCGCGGCGGCTTTGGCAATCCTCCTGCACGCACATTTTTGGCGGGCCGATGTGCCAGTTCAACCGGACCAGCCTCGCCGTGACTTTCTCGGCCGGCGCTGGCTCGACGCAGTCCGTGATCACCAACGCGCCGAGCTCGACAACGCCGTTCGCTCAGGGGACGATCACGGGGGTCACAGGGACCAATGCCGGGCTCACCCGTACCATCGCCGGCTTCGTCAGTGGCAGCACCGTCATAGTAAAGGCCGCATTTTTCCACCCCGTTGCCGCTGGCGATCAGTTCGAGCTGCTGCCCGGCTGCGACCGCACGATCGCAACCTGCACGAGCGTTTTCAACAATGCGATGCATTTCGGCGGCTTCCCCTATATCCCGACCCCGGAGACCGCGGTTTGATCGATCCTGCTAGCGCTGCCATAGTCGCCCAAACGCAGCCCGCGGCCGATCCCAGGCGACTTGCGGTCACCGAGGAAGCCTTGCGGTGGTTGCGCACGCCCTACCATCATATGGCGCGGGTCAAAGGCGCTGGTGCCGATTGTCTGACATTGCTCGCCGAGGTCTACGAAAAGGCCGGCGTCATCCCGCATATCGACGTACCGTTTTATCCACCAGATTGGAACCTGCATCGCGACGCCGAGCGGTATCTCGAAGGGGTCATTCGTTATGCTCTCGAGGTCCCCGCGTGGGATGACGCCGATCCGCCGCAACCGGGCGACATCGCCGTGTTCAAATTCGGCCGGTGCTTTGCTCACGGCGCCATCGTCCTCCAATGGCCGCGGCTGATCCATGCTTGGCACAATGCGGGGGTCATCTACGCGGACGCGACACAAGGCCAGCTCGCCGGGCGGCCGGTGCGGATTTTCGATCCGTTCTCGGCAACCAGCTAGGGCGCACCCATGGGCGGCATTCTCGGGGGGCGAACCAACGCCAAGCAGCAAAAGGCGGTCGGATCGCTGCAGTTCCAGACCTCGCAGCATGGGGGGGTCATTCCACTGGTTTACGGCACGACGCGATCGTCGGGCAATCTCCTCGACTACGACGACTTCAGGGCAACGGCGTCGTCGAAAACTGGCGGCAAGGGCAAGGGCGGCGGTGGCGGCAAGGGCGGAGGGCAGCAATACACTTATTCGGCTTCATTCATTATGGGGTTGTGCCAGGGTCCGATCACCGGCATCGGTACTGTCTGGTGGGACAAGAATATCACGACCTTGGCGGCGTTGCCCGGCCTCTCCTCGATCAACCTCGGCAACGACGGTCAGACCGCCGACCCCTTTTGGGTGACCAACCATCCGGCAAAGGCGCTCAGCTATTCCGGAACGGCAAACTTCACCTGTGCCAACTACCAACTCGGCAATACCGCCACCCTCCCGAATTTCTCGGTCGAGATCGAGGGCATCGAAGCGGAGTCAGGCGTCAACGGTTTCGACGCGAACCCCGCAGCAGTAGTCGCCGATTTTCTTACCAATGCACGTTACGGCGCCGGTTTCCCGAGTGCCAACCTCGATCCTGCTATGACCACGCTGGAGGCAACTTCCTATCTGAGTTACTGCTTTGCCGCCGGCCTCTTCGTGTCGCCAATGCTCGACACCCAGCAGCCGGCTCAGCAATGTCTGGCCGACATTGCCAACTTAACGAATAGCGGGATCGTCTGGTCTGGCGGACTGCTCAAGATCGTCCCCTATGGCGACCAACCCCTGACCGCGTCATACCAGCTCGTACAGCTCGGCGGGAGCGTAACAAGCGCTGGTGGCGATACCGTCAGCCTCGTTTTCAGCAATCCCGGGCTGGCGGGCTCGCCGATCACCGTCAGCTACACGACGACCGGTCAAGAGCAGACCTACGCGGCCGTCGGGGCCGGGTTGGCGCAGGCTGTCCTCGGCACCGCACCATTGACAGCGTTCGGCCTCTGGGCCGCCATCAGCCCCGATGGCCTGATGGTTGCGATGCTGAACACGGCCGCGCAGCTGACTTCGGTCGCCGTAAGCGCGTCAGGCGGTGTAAGCGTTGCGCCCGGCAGTACGGCAGGCCCCTATGCCTACTCACCGAACACCACGCCGATCTACAGCCTCAACGAAGACGATTACATCGTTCAGGAATCGGGGGTCGGGTCCCATAACGGTGTCGGCCCGGGCGGCACGGCTTTGCGGGCGGGCGCAACCCCGGTCACCGGCGGTTTCACCGATGATCCTGTTCATATCGTGCGTTCTACTCCGGCCGACGCGAACAACTACATCCAGCTGCAGTGCCGGGATCGCGGCAACAGCTACAATTCGCACATCGTCGAAACCTTCGACCAAGCTGCCGTCGACCTCTACGGCATCCGGCGCGACACCTCCCTCAAAGCCGATATGGTCGTCGACCCCTATCTTACGGGTGCAGTGGTCGCGCAGTTGGTACTGCAGCGCTCGCTCCTCTTCCGCAACACCTACACCTTCAAGCTCGGTTGGAAATATTGTCTGCTCGAGCCGATGGACCTGGTGCAAATCACCGATACGAGGCTTGGGGTCTCTGCCTTGACGGTGCGTATCACGGCCGTCGAGGAAGATGACGAAGGAACTTTGACGATCACCGCCGAGGATTTTTTCGGCGGCTACTCGACCGCCGTTCTCTACAGCAAGCAGAGCACCGCCGGCTATATTCCGAATTGGGCCACCGGCCCCGGTGACGTCAACATGCCGCTGATCTTCGAGCCGCCGGCGGCATTATTGTCGGGGGACCTCGAAATCTGGGTAGCGGTGTCGGGTGGGCCGAACTGGGGCGGCGCGCAGGTGTGGATCTCCAGTGACGGGAGCTCCTATGCCTATGCCGGAACCGTCCCGGGTCCGGCCACGCAAGGAGTTCTGACGGCGACCTTGCCCAATTATGGCGGGAGCGAGCCGGATACGACCAATACGCTGTCGGTCGACTTGACGGAGAGTCGCGGCGAGCTGCTGTCGGTCTCGGCCGGCGATGCAGCGAATCTCGCCACGCTGTGCTATGTCGGCGGTGAACTGCTGGCTTACCAAACAGCGACGCTGACGACTACCTCCCACTACGGCCTGACGACACTGTATCGGGGTGCCTATGGCAGCACCATCGGCAGCCACTCACCGGGAGCACAATTTGCCAGACTCGATCAGGCGATCGGACGATTTCCGTATCCTTCGACCCTCATCGGTCAGACCATCCATCTAAAATTTCCGTCTGCTAATATCGTCGGCGGCGGCGCGCAGAGCCTCGCTTCGGTGCCGGCCTATACCTACACGGTTACCGGTTCCGGCAAAGCGTCCGTTACGACGACGGTCAGTGGTTCCTACACCGGCCCAACGACGGCGAACCTCGTCGTGCAGCGCTATGTCTTCGCCGGCACCGTTATGTTCCCCGCCGGGCTGACCGGCAGCCAGGGGACGGCCAGCGTAGCCGCTACAGCCACCACGACCTACAGCATCAAGAAGAACGGCGCGGGTGTCGGGACCATGGTCTTCGCCGCCGGTGCGACGGCTGCGACCTTCACCATGCCTTCGGCGACCACCTTCATGGCGGGCGACATTTTGACCGTGGTGGCGCCAGCCTTACCGGACGCGACGTTGGCAAACCTCGCCTGGACCCTTGTCGGATCGCAGTGACCGAAACGTTTGTCTGGAATTACCACAGCCATCAGTCAGAGAGAGGCACCCTTGAAGCTCGAATCGTGGCACAGCAGCGAAGACAAGCGACGCTGGAAGATCGTACGCACCGACAACTACACCGATGTCCCGGGCGAGATCGTCACCGCTGACGAGACCACCGGCGAGTGCTGCTTGCACGTCGGCGGCGAGACCAAGACGCTGAGCTTCGGCCCTGGTGGAATCAGGATCGTCGGACGGGGAAGATGACCGACGACAAGCGACTATGGCCAAGATTCAGTCCGGAAATCAATTTCGGGCACCTGCTTCAGGCCGCCGTCCTCTTGGTGACCATCGGCGGAGG